CAATAAAGATAATGCTACGATAGTAAAACTATCTGTTCCAACACAACAGTCTGTGTTTGAACTATTTGAGGAGGCGCCGTTTTAATGTTTATATTTCAGGCTTCATTTATATCAGGTATGATGCTTGGTATTGAGTTTAATACAACGCCACCTAAGCGTGGTATGCCCTATCACTTATCCATAGTGTTAGATTTATTAATTGTAAGATTGGTTTTTCAAAAGTTTAAACATGTCCGATGATGCAGATAGAACGCAAGATCGCCTTGAACTAGAAGATAGTATAAGGCGTAAATACAATGCTAGAGAGACAGCACCTATTAAGGGGACTGGATACTGCTTGAATTGTGGTGAAGCAATACGTAAAGACTGGCGGTGGTGTAACGCTGAATGTCGAGACGATTACGAATACCGCTCGAAGTAGCATAAACAGGAGAGAGAAGTGGAGCTACAATTACCGAGTGTGGTCAAAGACCATAACTCAAAGACTGCCATAGTCTATAAACAAGGTAGGAAGTTTATCTACCTTATCCCAATGAAGTCAGGCAAGTTAACTGTCACGAAGTTAACGGAGTCTGAGTTCGTTAAAAAACAATACATTGTTCTCGATACCCCCGTAAGTACAGCGTTGATAACCTATCTGCGTCATGCAGGTGGGCATACTACGTCTGCTAAACAAGCTTTAGAAAGCATAATGAAAGAGGTATGGGAATGAATCTATTAACAATCGATTTTGAGACATACTATGCAAAAGACTACGGGCTTAAGAAATACACGACGGAAGAGTACATACGCGACGAACAGTTCGAGACTATCGGCGTCGCAGTTAAAGAGAATGAGGGAAATACGCAATGGTTCACGGGAACGTTTGAGGAGACCAAGGCGTTTCTCAAATCGTACGACTGGGCTAACAGCTTTGCTCTTGGGCACAACATGCGTTTTGATGCTGCTATTCTCAGTTGGATTTATGACATTCACCCTCTTGGACTATTTGATACCATGAGTATGGGGCAGGTGCTACATGGCTTAACACAGTCAGTATCACTTGCAAACTTGTCTACCTTATATGGTATCGGAGAGAAAGGAACGGAGGTACTAGATGCGTTTGGTAAGCATCGCACTGATTTTCATCCTAATGACTTGGCACAATACGGCAAATACTGTGAGAACGATGTTGAACTTACCTACAAGCTATTCAAACTCATGCTGCCGAGCATCCCTAGAGCCGAACTCAAACTAATTGATCTGACCATGCGGATGTTCACCGAACCTAAACTCGTACTAAACAAGGGTTTGTTGCTACGTCATTTGAACGATGTGCGTACTAAGAAAGAACAGTTACTCGCATCAGCCGCGGTTGATAAAGATGACTTGATGAGTAACCCTAAGTTTGCAGAGTTACTTAAACAGCTTGGCATTGAACCGCCTATGAAGATAAGCCATACCACAGGTAAAGAAACCTATGCGTTTGCTAAGACTGATGAAGAGTTCAAGGCACTACTTGAGCATGAAGATGAAAAGGTTCAAATCTTAGCATCTGCAAGGATAGGTAACAAATCTACAATTGAGGAGAGTCGCACTGAACAGTTTATCAACATTGCTAACCGTGGCTTACTTCCTGTTCCTCTCAAGTATGCTGGTGCTACTGTGTCTCATCGGTGGTCGGGAGTAGACGGAGTAAACCTACAGAACCTACCTCGTACTTCACCCTTACGTAAAGCTATCTGTGCGCCTAAAGGATACAAACTTGTAGCCGCTGACTTGAGTAACATTGAGTTACGTCTAGCGTATTGGTTCGCTAACTCCAAGGCTAAGATACAACAGATTAGAGATGGTGTTGACTTGTACAAACAATCAGCCGCAGAGATTACCAATATACCTTATGACGAAGTTGACAAAGACTTACGGTTTATCTTTAAGGTAGTTAACTTATCAGGTATTTACGGTGTTGGCGCCGCTAAGATGCACAGCATCCTGAAACAAGGTGGTGTGAATAAAGAGTTAGAAGAAGTTAAACGGATTGTGTACGCTTATCGAGATAGCAACCCTGAGTTAGTACAAGCATGGGCTGATGCAGGTACGATGCTAGAGTCAGTGCGGAATTGTAGCAACTACGCGATGGGTAATGGTGACATCATCACTAGCGGTTTGGATTGTATGATGAAGCCTAACGGTATGGCATTGGGACTACCTAACCTACGCAAGATACGTACAGACGATGGTAGGGAGTCATGGGTCTATGACAAGTTAATGGGTCGATCAATCATCCCTGAGTACATTCACCCATCTAAAACTTTCCAACGTTGCATACAAAGTTTAGCGCGTGATATTATTGCAGAACAACTTATTGCAGTAGCGAAGAAGTATGATGTTGTGATGACGGTTCACGATGAGTTGGTGATGTTGTGCCCTGAGGATGATGTAGATGAATGTACTACTTTTGTAGCAAAATGCATGACTACAGCACCTGCATGGTGTGCAGACTTACCGCTGGGTTGTGAGGTTGGTGTTGGTGATAACTATGGAGAGGCTAAATAATGGGAAGCGGAGCAGACAAGATATACGAAGCATGTAAAAGATGTGGTAAAGAAGTTGAGTTAGGGTGGGGGCATGATTGCATACCAACAGCCTTAAACAAACAAGAAGGTGGCAACCACTACAAGAACATGAAGATACAACCTATTGAGTTTATTACTGCAAACAACTTAGGCTTTATAGAAGGTAACGTGGTGAAGTATATCTGTAGGCACGAGGCTAAGAATGGTGCTGAGGATATTAAGAAGGTAATTCACTATTGTGAGTTGCTATTACAAACTAAGTATGGAGAGAACAAATGAGCGAAGCAATTGAACAAAAACCATTAGACCCTGTAGAACTACGTAAAGCCTTGACTGCTATGCATCATGGTTTACTTACCATGCAGGAACGACTTGATGACCACGAGAAAGTTATTGAAAAGCTACTGATCGTGATGCAAGGATTAACAGATGGTAAAGTACCTGATGGCTTTAGACAACCTAAAAAGGTGAACTGACATGAGAGACGGTAAATATCATTTAGAAAAGTGGATGTGGTGGACTAAAGGTGAGTGCGTTGTAGAAGTTAAACGTACAGGACATTTCCCTACAACTGCTATGGTTGTGATGCCTAACGATAAAGAAATTGAGGTAGACATCAATGAACTGGAACGACATACCGACGATTAAAGATCGAGTACCTTACCGTGGTTCTAAACTTACGCATGAACAAGTCAAGCACATACGTGAACAGATAGAGCAAGGGGTAAAGTTAGATGCGCTGGCTTATGAGTTTAACGTGAGTCGTACAACCATAAGTGGTATCAAACATAGACGTACTTATAGGAGAGTGCTGTGAGTTATGTATGGTATTTTATTGGGGATGTCATTAGCAAACCTATGAGTAGGTGGAATTGTTTTTCGTGGTTGTATCCTATATACAATTGGCTAATGATAAAAAGCTATGACACACAAGAAAAAACGGGGAAAGGACCTTGGGTATGAGTTGGAATTATAGAGTCGTTAGGTTTCAAGACGAACCAGCTTCAGCAAGCGAAACAGGAGAATACTATGAAATTAAAGAAGTTTTTTATGATACTCTTGGTAAGCCTGTGGGCTACAGCGATGCTAACTGCGGTGCTGATACTTATGAAGGTCTTTTTAAATGTATGTCTATGATGCAAGCAGCTCATGCTAAACCAGTATTAGACGAAGCAGAATTTTATGATCGTATTGATTGAATACATACAGTGCTACTGGCAATCCTTTGCCTTGGGTATGGCGGTAGCTTTTTTATGGCAACATATAAGGGGGAATCATGGCAAGCTACAACGACATAACAGGGGATAAGATTGCAACCCGACAAGTCAGCAAAGACTACGAAAACAACTTTGACCGAATCTTCCGTAAAGATAAAGTGGATGAAGTTGCACCTGCCTCCGCTGAACTTGTGGAGTCTACCCAGTTGGAGTTGGACTTCGGAGACGAAGAAGCAGAGCGTCGAATCGACATCATTGGAAGCAACGGAAACATTGGATACGAGGAAGTAAACTAAAATGGCTGGCTTAAAAACATGGTCGTACTCGGCTGCTACAACTTTTGAAAAGTGCCCTAAACAGTACTTCCATCTTTATGTAGCTAAAGATATTAAACAAGACCCAAATACAGAACACTTTCTGTATGGTAACGAAGTTCACAAAGCTGCGGAGTTGTACATGCGAGATGGTGTACCTCTACCTGAGAAGTTCTCTATGTTCCAGCCGTCGCTTGACCGATTGAAACAAATCCCAGGCAAAAAATACTGTGAGCACAAAGTTGGCTTAACACGCGATCTAGAACCTACAGGTTTCTTTGCAGATGATGTGTGGTGGCGTGGTGCTATCGACTTACTCATCGTGAACCCTGATACAAAGACAGCAACCGTTATCGATTATAAAACAGGGAAATCAAGTCAGTATGCAGATACTCGTCAACTATCTTTACTTGGTGCTGCCGTATTTAAACACTTTCCTGAAGTTGAAGTTATCAAGGCAGGCTTAGTGTTCTTAGTCAGCAAAGAAATCTTAAAAGAAGATTACAAGATGGATAGCTTTGATGACATGATAGGCGAGTGGGATACATTGATCAAACGCATGGATGTAGCGTATGAGTCTAATGTATTTAATGCTGCACCTAACTTTGCGTGTAAACGTTTCTGTCCAGTACAGAGTTGTCAACACTGGGGTAAGTAGTGGTTCAGTCCGTCGAAGAACGACGTGCTAGTACTAGGCGTTGGAAAAAAGACAACCCTAGAAAGCTATGGGTGCAGTATGCTATAGCTAGGGCTAAACGACGGGCGAAGAAAAAGAACTTACCATACAACTTAACAACCGAATACATCCATTCAATAATGACTGATGAATGCGCTGTATTTGGTAATACGTTTTCGTTTGCAGGGAATGTAACATGCTCTGACAACAGTCCATCTATTGATAGAATTGACCCTAAAAAAGGTTACGTTATTGGAAATGTTGTTATAATATCTTTAAAAGCAAACAACATAAAAAACGCCTATACTTCCGAAGACTTACTGAAGGTGGCGTTATGGCTAAAGAGTATAGAAGATGACAAAACCTAGAGATTACAAACGCGAGAACGAACTATATAAAAGCAAGCCTGATCAAATTGCCAAGCGAGTGGCTCGTAACAAAGCACGACGTGAAGCTATCCGTGATGGTCGAGTAGAGAAAGGTGATGGTAAAGAGATTGACCATATCATCCCTCTATCTAAAGGTGGTAGCAATACCAAAGGTAATACACGTGTTAGAACAAAAAGTCAGAACAGCAGCTTCAGTCGTAACTCTGACAACAGCGTTAAGAAAAATACACCAAAGAAAAAATGATTGTGTCATGCAAGGCATGAGTGCATAATAACCATGTCAATTAATAGTACACCGCCCTTTCAAGCATATCAAGGTGTACGTATTGATCGCCTAGCCCACGTCACGGGTTAAACGAGCTGACCCGCTTCCTCCTCTCTCCGTGGTCAGCTCGTTTTCTTTTACATTTCCCAAAAATCATGTATACTAAGTAACCCGCATTTTAAACACATGATAAGTGGTGTATATGGAAATCTATAAAGACAAAGCCTTACTCGTTAATACACGCCGTCCTGAGCTGATCATTGACAAGATACCTCAAAGCAAAATAGCCAAAGACCTTGGCGATGGTATCATGCAAGTTGCAGTTAAATGGGATTTGGACGAAGTGTTAACCCTATCCTCTCTGCGTATCAAGAACGCTCCATCACCAATAAGTAGAGATTATCATTGGCCTGGGATCCATAAGCCATTCGATCACCAAAAAACTACAGCACAATTTCTTTCTGCAAACAAACGCGCTTACTGCTTGAGTGAAGCAGGTACTGGTAAAACATCTGCTGTCATTTGGGCTGCCGACTATCTAATGAATCAAGGTAAGGTTCGCCGTATGTTGGTGGTATGCCCACTATCTATTATGCAAGCAGCATGGCAATCAGACTTCTTTAAGACAGCTATGCACAGAACTGTAGCAGTCGCACATGGTACAGCTGAGAAACGCAAACAGATTGTTAGTGGTACGGCTGAAGTAGTGATCATTAACTATGATGGCATTGAGATTGTCGAGAAGGAAATCAAAGCAGGTAATTTTGATTTGATCGTAGTTGACGAAGCTAACTATGTTAAGACAGTCACCACTCGTAGATGGAAAGCACTTAACCGTGTTGTTCAACCTGATACATGGTTATGGATGATGACAGGTACACCAGCTTCTCAATCGCCAGCCGATGCTTATGGGTTAGCTAAGTTAGTCAACCCTGCATCTGTACCTAAATATGCAGGTACGTTCAAAGACATGGTGATGCAAAAGATCAGCCAGTTCACATGGATACCTCGTTTCAATGCACAAGACATTGTGTTCAAGACATTACAGCCAGCCATACGTTATACCAAAGCTGACTGCTTAGACTTACCTGATGTTCTATATACCACACGTGACATCCCACTAACACCACAGCAAGATAAGTACTACAAAAAGCTGAAGAAAGAGTTCTTCATTGAAGCAGGGGGTGAAGATGTAACTGCAGTAAATGCAGGTGTTATGCTCACGAAGTTGTTACAGGTATCTAGCGGTGCTATATACGCTGACTCAGGCGAGATTGTTGAGTTTGACATGAGCAACCGCATGACTGCGCTTAAAGAAATCATCAGTGAAGCTAGTCACAAAGTTCTCATCTTCTGCCCATTTAGACATAGTATCGAGAAGATCATGTCAGAACTTAACAAGGATAAGATTAGTTGTGAAGCCATTCATGGTGACATCAACATGACCAAGCGTACTGAGATATTCAAGAACTTCCAAGAGAAGGAAGACCCACATGTTCTAGTCATTCAACCACAAGCGGCATCTCATGGCGTTACGTTACACGCTGCGAACGTGGTTGTCTTTTGGAGCCCAGTGATGTCAGTTGAAACATACATACAATGTTGTGCACGTGTTGATCGTGCGGGTCAAAGAAACCCGATGACCGTAGTACACCTACAAGGCTCCCCCGTTGAAAAGAAAATTTACGCAATGCTTCAAAACAAAATTGATACGCACACCAAGCTAGTTGATTTGTACCGAGAAGAAGTTGAGGCTTGACAAAGTAAATAGATGTGCTACACTGTTAGTTCTAATCGAGTAAGGAGGATGTATGGAATTAGATGAAGTCAACCTTGAAAAGCTTATGCAAGCTGACATTAATATGCGAGAGAAAATCGCAGAGCTTGAAGCTCAGATCAGTGAGATTAAACAGAAGCGTGATCAAGTTCAGTTTGCTTTACATGAGGCTTGCAAACAGCTGAATGTAAGTAGTCTTAAAACAAGTGTAGGTACGTTGATACGTTCAGTTAAAACGTCCTATGTCACAAACAATTGGCCTGCTTTGTATGAGTTTATTAAGGAACATGATGTACCTGAGTTCCTGCATAAACGATTATCAAGCACCAATATTAAAGAATTTCTAGATGCTAACCCTGATAAGTGCCCAGCAGGTTTGTCACCTATGAATGAGTATGTAGTTTCAGTTCGTAAAAATAAGGAGCGTTCAGAATGAGTACCGAATTAGATATTTTCCAACAAGGCGGTGCAGTAGCAACACGTAACCGTCGTGATGATGGCTTTACAAGTAATGTTGGTGGTTCATCAATCACATCAAAAAGCATCAGCATTGTTAATAATAAATTCCGTTTGATGGTTAACGGTAAAGAAATTAGCAAAACTGATCAAGGCTTTATTGACGTAGTTATTGTTAACGCAGCACCTACAGTTAACCGTATGTTCTATTCAGAAACGTATGACCCAAAAGCACAAAAGCGTACACCACCTAAATGCTGGAGTCATGATAGCCAAGTTCCAGATCCTGAGTCACGTGAGAAGCAAGCAGACAAATGCGCTGACTGCCCACAAAACATTGCTGGTTCAGGCCCAGGCAAAACAAAGGCTTGCCGTTTCCACCGCTACATTGCAGTTGTACTAGCTGATGATTTACATGGTGACATCTACCGCGTTAAGTTATCTGCAACATCTGTGTTTGGTAATGGTACAAACGACCGCCGTCCATTCCACGAATATCGTGACTATTTAGTAGCTAATGGTGAAGGTCTAGGTTCAGTCGTATCACGCATGATCGTTGGTGAAGATACATCTAACATTGGCTTTAAAGCAGTTGCACGTTTATCAGATGCTGAGTTCGATGTATGCCGTAGCCGCACTTCAGAAGAAGAAGCAGTTCGTGCTATTACATTATCAGTAGCTACTGATCGTGATGAGAATGGTGAAGAGTTTGCACCAGCGCCTCAAGCAGCACCACGTCCTGCTACACGTCAACCAATCGTTGAAGAAGCTGAAGAAGATGCTATTCCTGAACCAGTAGTTCGTTCAGCTAAGCCAGCACCAACGACAGCCGCTCCACAACCAGCTCCAATTAAAGTTGATTCAGGTGATGTAAGCCTTGACGACTTAGTTGCTGATTGGACATAAGGAGTGCGCCATGCGAGGATACTCACAAAGTATCGTTGAAGCTAATCAGAACGCTAAGGAAGGGCTTGGCGTTCTATTAGGCGCGGTACTAATATCTAAGAAATACCCAGTAAGTTTGGCTGCTAAAGAACTTGAAGTTTCGAGGCAGACGGTCTATGATTGGATTTCGGGCAAAGCAATACCATTCAAGTCAAAGACAGAAGTAATCGCTAAACTAATTGATAGATTAGCCTCAGAGTAAGTTTACGGGGGAAAGCGTGAATAGGTTTCAGCGGTGTTACCTTCGACCACGTTAGTACCCCACCTTTTATACGTTGTGAGAGAACAATGCAAACATCAGAATTTTTAAGGCACATATGGCCTTCACAAGGCGTCTATTGCATCGTTGGGAAAGACCAACAGAACAATATAACACCCAAATTTGTAAACACAGTTGAAGACGCTGTTGAAGTGGCTGATAGGTTAGCTAAAGATAAGTACGATGTTTACTTTGCTTGTTCTTCATACACTAACCCAACAGAACGCACAAAGAGTAATGCCAAAGAAGAGAAGGCATTATGGCTGGATATTGATTGTGGCTTTGATGAGAAGAAGAATAAATACAAAGACTACAAGACCAAAGACGCAGCACTTATTGCATTGCGTAAGTTCACTGATGAAACAGGTTTACCTGAACCAACGATCGTAGACTCAGGTCGTGGCATTCATTGCTATTGGACATTTACTGAGCCTGTACCTAAAGAAGTGTGGCACCCAGTAGCAGAAGGTTTGAAGTTCGCATGTGTTAAACATGAACTACATGCTGACGGGGCATGCACTGCGGATGCTGCACGTATCCTTCGCGTACCTAATACAAAGAACTTTAAGGATATTAAAAACCCTCTACCAGTAGTTGTACTAGTTGAAGGTCAACCTACATCATTTGATGAGCTAGCAGCATTGATACCTGTTCATCTAGGTGGTGAACGAGTTAAGACAAAGCCTGCAGTTAACGAAGTAACGAAGTCTCTCTTAGATAACAATGTTTCACGCTTTAAAAAAATCGTAACTCGTACCATTGCTGGTGATGGATGTGAACAATTAAAACACATTATTTCGAAGCAGAAAGAGATTGACGAACCCCTATGGCGTTCAGGATTATCAATCGCTGCATTCTGTGAAGATCATGATCGAGCAATACATATGATCTCAGCAGCCCACCCTGACTATTCGCCTTCAGCTACAGAAGCTAAAGCAGCTGCTATCCCAGCACCACACACATGCAAACAATTTGAAGGACTACGTCCTGAAGGATGTGTTAAGTGTAAATTCAAAGGTAGCATCACATCACCTATTCAACTAGGTAAGATTGTGGCTAAGTCACGGGGTGCAGATAATATCATCCAAGCAAAAAGTGAAGAACTTAACGAGGTTATAGCATTTCAAATTCCTGAATATCCATACCCATACTTCCGAGGTAAGAACGGTGGCATCTATCGCGCTATGCCTGATGATGACGATGATGGTATGAAAATCTACGACTATGATTTCTATTTAGTCGACCGCTTAAACGATCCCGCTATTGGTGATTGTGCATGGTTCAAACTACATCTACCGCAAGATGGGGTACGTGAATTTATTGCGCCAGTTGCCAGCCTAATGAGCACTGATAAAGCTCGTGACATTGTGAACAATATTGGTATCTTTGAACGTGGTAAACCATTAGAGGCGATCATTGATTATATGAGAACTGCGTTGATGGATAGGCAGCGTAATAAGAAAGCTGCTCACATGCACAAACAGTTTGGATGGAATGAAGCTAAGAACAAAATCATTATTGGCAATCGTGAAGTCAGTGCATTTGGTATTACGTATGTACCGGTGTCAGAAGAGCTAAGCCAAGTAACACCTACGCTTACGAAGAAAGGTTCGTATGAGGAGTGGAAGAAAGCCATAGCGTTCTATGAACGTCCAGGTCTTGAACTTCGTGCATTTGGTTTCTTCTGTGGCTTTGGCTCATTGCTTATGCCTATGTTTGATTCTAAAGAGAAGTCAGCCGTTATTAACTTGTACAACCCTGAAGCTGGTCAAGGTAAAACAACTGTGTTGCAATTGATGACTAGTATCTATGGCAATCCTGATCTAGAGTCTAAGCTAATTAACGTTTGGGGCGATACTGAAAATTCAATCATTAACCGTTTTGGTTACATGAAGAACTTACCTGCAGCGGTAGATGAGATGACTGATGTATCACCTGACGAATTGCACCGCTTCTTGAAGTTTCTATCATCAGGTCGCGGTAAGAACCGTCTTGGTAATGGAGCAAACAAAGAACGTGATAACAACACTGTGTTTAACCTTATCTGCGTAGTATCAAGTAACACTGACTTCCGTACTGTGATGTTCTCTAAGAAAGCTAAGGCTAGTGGCGAAATGGCTCGTTTCATTCAGCTACGTATCGAGAAAGCACAAGAGATGTCTAAAGCTGAGGTTGATGAATTAGTCAGTAAGATTTTTGATAACTATGGTCATGCAGGTGAAATCTACGCGCAGTACATTATTCAGAACTATGACAAGGTCAAAAAGGAACTGCATGAAATGCAGGTCAAGCTAGATACTTTATTAGGATTCAAAGGTGAAGATCGTAAGTTCTCAACCAACTTGGCAGCTGTATTCTTAGGTGCGATTATCGCTAAGCGTTTAGGTATTCACAATATTGATATTCAGCCTGTACTTAAAGCTGTGGCTAAAGAGTTCAATGCGTTCCGTGATGTTATTGCAGAGAACAACTTTGATGCGATGGAAACACTAGGTAACTTCTTGGATGAGAACTTGGCACGTAACACATTGGTGATTAACAACAAGATCGATTCACGTACTGGATTTGGTGATGCACCAATCATCAAACCATCAAACGACCTGCGTGTTAGATACGAACCTGATGTTAAAACGCTTTATATCCCTTGCAGTATTATCAAAACTTATTTACACTCCGTGCAAGTCGAGTACAATGATTTTGTTAAGGGCTTGAAAGATCAGAACTTATTGCTAAAAGACAGTGGCTCGAATAAAGTAATGCACAAGGGACTAGAGATGAGCGGTCCAGCCGTTAGATGTTTATGGATTGACAGCTCGAAGTTTGACGTAAACGTACAATTGGATATGCCACAAAGTGTTAACTAATGGAACCGATTATCAGATAGATTGGCCTGACTTTAAACCAGGCTCGTCTATCTTTATACCTGCGGTAGATACGAAAGCAGCCATTGATGCTATCAAACGTGAAGCAACTCGTTTAGAGTTTCAATACGTCTACAAGATTGTTGTAGAAGATAACATCAAAGGCATTCGTGTTTGGCGTCTTTAATCAGCGTATCTAGTTACGTCGCGAATATCTCTTTCTCGCTTCTCGTAACGAACACCTGACTCTGATCGTTGTTGCTTATCTTTTCTTCGTTGTGATATAGAACGTTTTACTGAGTCACCTGTAATACGACGTGTTGGATGCTCGGTATTAAATTCTCTAGCCTGTTCAAGTGCTTCTGATGTATCTTCGCCATTAAGTTTAGCTGTTGCAATAGATTTAATAATACGATTGCGTCTATCATCAATTGCTTGAGTTATTTTCTCTTTAGTATACATGGCTTGATAGTATTCAGATTCTTTAGTAGGTGTGAAACCTAACGCTTTAATTGCTTGGTCCCATGCATCAAACTCATCAGCTTCAATAGCCACATTACCTGATCTTGTAGTAAGACCTTCATCACCTAAACGTTCAGCTTTAACTAATGAAGACATGAACTTAGGCAATACTTTCTCAAGTGCTTTTTGGTAATCGCCTTCGCTACCTAAGATGAATGCATCACCAAATCGTGAAAGCATACTTACAGGTGCGCCACCTAAGTTATACATAAACTCAGTCACGGCATCTTTACCTGTAGCTGCATCAGTAATTGCACTAGATCTCATCATAGGGAATGGTAAGAACAAGTTCTCCATACTCATGCTGCCTGAATCTAAACCTAGCATTGCAGGTAAACCCTTCCAGAATACACGAGCGGTTTCAGGACCAACAGAGTCAGCTAACGCATTACGTAGTTGAGTTTCTAAGTCACCATCTTTGTCATCATCGTCACCGAAGGCACCCATTAAGAATAGCAATGGAGCTGCAATAGGTACACCACGTACACCAGCCATGAGCAACTGAGTACCCATGAGGTAGAAGAAGGCACGTTTAGCTTCCTTATCACCACCCCAAGCATTCTTGAAGTTACGTGCAAGTAAGTACACCATACCTTGTTGGTATTTGCGGAACTGCATAGGGATACGGTTCATACCACCCATGTGCCCTTGCTTCATGAAGTACGCTGCATTGGTATCGCTGTAATCAAGTTGTGTTAACTCAACTGCATCACGTGCTGCTTTAGCTGCACCTTCATCAGTACTACCTTTACCTTTTTCTAAACGGTACGCAGCAAGTGCTGAACTTAAACGGTTCATAAGCTCGATGTTATGTGATGACCAGTTGAACATGTTCCAGAACTTGATCATCTTAGGGCTCATGCCTTTAGTATAGACTTCAGTGTCCATGTTATTAGCAATATCTAATTTGCCTAAGTCCTGAAGCATCTGCACCATTTTAAGCTCACCACCTGAGAACGAGTTGCTCAAGTCAGTATCTTTTAAGCTGAAGAACTTACCATTACGTCCACCTTTAACAGCTTTTGATGCATCTTTCCATGCACCAATCACGGCTTTACTTGTTTTAGCTGCACCGTAACGACCTGCTAATTGAGGTACTGTGATCATGAATGGTTGCGTCATGTTCTGTAATAAGTATGATGGCGCAATACCTAAGTGATAGATAGAGCTGATGCCAGTTAACTTACTTAGGATTGGATGGTTGTCATAGCGCATGTCTAAGTTCATACGTGCACGGACGTTATTGTAAACATCACGCAACTGCATATCATTCTTAGATTGATTACGCATATCTATCAATGATTTAGATAGCGGTTTCATGTAACCCATTCTTGATAGGTAGTGTGAATCACGCTCCATAGTCTCAGCAAACGCTTGCAACATGTTCTCTGTAGCACCAGCAATATTACGACGTTTGATTTGACGTTGTAACGCTGAGTTTTCAGGTAGTCCTGCAAGTACACTATCAATCATAGCCTGACGAAGTTGACGCATTTGAGCTGGGTCAACATCAAGGTCAATCTCACGGTCAAAAATCTTTTCAAGCTGATCAATCGCACCAAAAGAGCTTGCACGAATATTGCTCATGTAATCTTCTGACTTGGTTTCACGAATGTTCATACCTGTACGTTTAAGACGCTCGGCTTCACGTGCTTGCTCTGAACGTTTTTCAAATGCATGTACTTGGTAATGATCATCGCTTTGCTCCATTTGACGAAGCATCTCGATCAAACGTTTACGCTCAGTACCTTCAGATTCGGCTAAGTCTTCACGAAGTGAACGAAGTTCATCTGATTCAGCAACGACCAAGTATTCCCCGAAACGCATCAATGGGAAGTATGGCCCACGCATTTCATTTAGTAATAATTCGTGCTCACCAATCGCTTTATCAATACGAGCATTTATTTTCGCTGCTTCTTCAGGTGTAGCTTCCGCGAGATCTTCAGCATAAGCCCCGCGTACCATGTCGTTATAAGTTGTACGACGCAACTCAAAGTTTTCTTGCAAGAGCGCCCTAGCTCTTTGATAGATCTGTTTAGCTTCTGGAGAGAGCGCATTGTAGGCGTTGGACAGTTCTTCATGTTTAGCAGCATCCTCTGAGGTTAAATGAGCATTTGCTTCTGATGTAATATCTTCATCAGGGTGTATTTTAGAACGTGTTGCATCTAGCATTAACTTGCCAAGCTTCTTGTGCATGACTGGATTCTTGAATGAGTATGCACCCCATTCAGATAGTAAACTTTGTGCCTTATTCTTCAAGCGTTGCTGAGTCATCGTCATCTTGTCGTTGAGCTCAGAGTATTGTTGCAACGCAGGCATCTCAGCACCAAACTGGTCAACTAGCTGATACATAGATAATAGTTTAGGTGTGATCTTACGAACAGCAGCACCTAAGTTTAGACGTGCATCTTTAACACGTGGGCTGACTAGATCACGGAATATGTTATCGCCTGTAGTTTCTTCACGAAGTTCACGTTGTTGTACGGGTGCAGCTTGTTCCTCAACTTTAGTAGGAAGCGCAACTTGTTCTTCAGCTTTAGTAGGAGGTGGCGCTTCTTTAATTTTGCTTTCCGCCTCAAAACGTGTTGTAGCTTCTGTAAATGCTTTATTAAGTTGAAATTCGTTAACTTTGTTAGCTGTATCACCTAATTCATTTCTAGCTTGTTGAATTGCCTGTGCTTTATTTGTAATGCCTCTGCGAACAATGTGATACATAATATCGGCAAGGGCAGATAAGAATTGAGAAAGCGATACACGTTCTTCTGGAGTTATATTTTCTGCATTACCAAACGTCTGCCTAATAAAAGCACCAGCTGTGTTTTTAGCTACTTCATACTGTTGGTCTTGTTCAAATTCTTTAGCTGCCTGTAGACCTTCACGTTCTGCTTCAGGCAATACCTCAGCTTCACGGAAGCCAGCTTGTTCTGCTTTAGCTTGAGCTAGGTTAGCTTCTTTCTCTGCGCGACGAGCAGCCTCTTCTTCAGCACGTTGTTCAATAATACGTTGCTGACGTTCTTCCGCAGTCATTCGTGGAACAACAGGCACTTCAGGCTCTGCAATAACTTCAGTAGATTCAGGTGCTTGAGCTTCTTCTAGTGCAACTGGCTCTTGAACCTCTCCTGTACTAACATCTCGAACATCAGTTTCAGCCCCAGCCACTCCAGCTCCGACAGGTTCTCCAGTTCTTCCGGAAAGTTCTCCTCCTGTGGGTCCTCCAAATAGATCAGCGCTTTCTCCAACTGCTCTACTGTCAACGGTTCTAAGTTCATTAACTCGCTCCTTCTCTAAACGCTGGTCCATAAATTGTTTAAATTTAGTAACAGCTTCTTCTTGTTCTTTAGTTTTAATCTTAGCTTGATTGTTTTCAATGATCTGATCAAAACGATTTACTTGTTCTTGAGGCGTTAATGCAGGATTGTTTAAACCTTCCATTGCTTTATAGGCAAGGGAGTTCTTTTTAAACCCAAAAGATTTAATGGTATCTTCGTTTAATGATGGTGTAACTTCTTCAGCTACAGCTGTTTCTGAAACAGGAGCCTCTGGCATGCCTGTGAATAAATCCCCTTGTGGAGATTCAGCTGTACGTTTTGCAGCTACTTCTTCAACTGTTGTTTCTGGAGCTAAGTCTAGTTCCATTTGCTCAGTTAGAGGCTTACGAAGTTCAGCTTCACGAGCAGCTAACGCCTGCTCTTCCGCACGAAGTCTAGCTTGTTCACTCGCTTGAGCAGTTGCAGCAATGTTAGCAATTCGTGCACGTTCTTGAGCGATCGCAGCTAATTCTAAGTCACGTGCTTGTTCTTGTTCAGCTATTGTTCCACGAGCTTGGCTTCGAGTTACAATGTTACCTACACCACCAAAGCCTGCACCTAATACACCAGCCGCAGCTGCAACTTCGCCGTATTCACGATAGGCATCTTCTGAGGTTAAATCTAGACCCGCTTGTTTACGTTCTAAAACTTGTTGCGCTACTTCAGTAGGCATTTCAGAAATAGCACCGCGACCTGCGCCACGAGTTAATGTGCCAGTTAATGAACGTTCAGCAGTTTTTAATAGTTGTTGTTCTGATACTTGAGCAATAGGACGACCTACTACTTTAGCTACTAACCCTGTTCCCAACGTGAACATCGTAGCAGCTGTATCTAGTGCAGCTTGACCTGTTGCTGTTGTGTACACTTCAGGAGTAACTAGAGGGCCTGGGGTTTTTTCTTCAATACGACGTTCAATGTTAGTTCCTGCAAATTGAGGAACGTTAGCAGCAATACCGCCAACAAGGCCACCAACTAAAGGACCTACAGGACCAGTAAACTCAGAGGTAAGTGCACCTAATCGTGCACCTGATGCAGCTCCTGCAAGAGTAGGAGCCATGTATGGAAGTGATCTTGAAAGCGCATCGCGAGCAGCTTTATAGGTAGTACCTGCGGCTGCGCCTAGGCCTTCTTTTTCGTATGCTTCAGGGATTGCAGAGAAAGGTGTGTATGCTACATTACGTCCTTCAGCAGCAGCTTTTTGTTGTTCATACCCAGAACGAATTTCTTCTTCTGATTGGAACGGAGCTGATACGCCACGCTTAGTAGCTTCATAAGCACCAATAACACCTTCTTTTAGGCCTGGTAAGAAACCATCTTTTTGTGCTGCTTTTGGGGCAGTAACAACTGGAGCACTAAGGTGCGATATGATTTCAAAGTCATCGTATCCAGCTTTTCTAGCTCCAGCTACATCAAACTTTTTAGACTTACCTAAGTAGTCAGCAATTTCAGATGGAGAGTACCCAGCTGCAATAGCTCCTTCATAATCAAAGGCCATGTACTACTCCTGACTTATTTTAAGTTGAACGAATCTAACGGTACTTTTTTACCACCAGCAGCGGGAGCATTACCACTAGGACTCATAGCTAATGAATATAAAGCATTATACGCTGCATCGAACTTCCGTTGCAATCCTGCAAGTTTTGTAGGGTCAGGATTTAGTGAACCTTGCTCAGTTTTAATTTGATCATTAAGCTCATTTAATGCTGTCTTCAACGAGTCACGTTTATTTTGTAGTTCATAACGAAGACCTTGGCTTTCAGCAGATGCAATCTGTTTGTCAATACGTTGACCCATCAAATCAATCTCACGATCTTTTTGTTTGTACTCAAGCCCAAACCTATTAGCATCAAAGTTGCCTTTAGCAATGGCTGATTCACGATCTGCTTTATAACCAAGTTTAGCTTGTTTAACAGTATCATTATGAGCTTTAGCACGTTCTTCAGATTGCAATCCATAGGTAGCTGCAGCAACTTGTTCCGCACGTTCAGCTTGAGCAATTTTGCTAGCCACATCAAAGCGACGTTCTTCTGCTTTAACTAAACGATCTTTAGCATCAATGAATGATTTAATACCTTGTTTACCACCCTCAGCAATATTTTGTAGAGCGAATTGCGATTTACCACCAGCAATACCTAGACCAGCTTCAGCTAATGCCATCCACGGTGCTTGAGCTTCATCTTTAGCTGCTCGTGCTTCCATTTTACCTAGACGCTCTTGCATCGCAGCGCGACCTTTATCTTCGCCAATCAAACCAAAGTACTTGTCCATACCTTCACGAGCACCAGTTTCTGGACGCATCAAACCTTCATACTCACTACTGATGTCAGTAGGTGCTTTATACAATGAACCAATCCCTGCAGGAGTTACCGTTCTTGCTGGGCTTCCTACACCTGGCCCACCAGCTGGTGGAGCTTTAGGACTATATTTACCAGCTGCAACATCTGCTCGAATCTGGGCAGCGTTTTTATCAGCAACTACACGAGGATCAGCATATGGAAG